GGCTTTTTTGCCGGGATTCAATAAACAGGTTACTGCAACAGGTGGTGAAAACCAATGGATAGATGGTGACAATGTTAGGTTTAGATATAGCACACCTGAAAAAATAGGTGGCTGGGCACAATTAGGTTCTACAGAACTTACAGGAAGAAACACAGCTATACATCATTTCATAAACGCATCAGGTATTAAATATGCTGCGTTAGGAACCAATAAAATTTTATATGTTTATTCGGGTGGTATCTTTTATGATGTTCATCCTATAAGAGCAACATCAACTTTAACAAGTGCATTTACAACTACAAACGGATCAGCGACAGTCACAATAACTTTTGCATCAGATCACGGATTAAATATAGGTGATGTTATTTTATGTGATAATTTTACAGCTATCACTAATTCTAATTATATTTCTACAAATTTTGAAGATGTTAAATTTGAAATTAAATCTATTCCAACAGACACAACTTGTACAATTCTTTTAGATTCTAATGAAAGTGGATCCGGTGCAACAACTTCTGGTGGTGTTAGAGTACAAGCTTATTTTAGAGTAGGCCCTGCGGTTGAAGTTGCTGCTACTGGTTGGTCATTAGGTCAATGGGGCGGAACACAATCAGGTCAATTCTTATCTACATTAGATGGAGATATTAATGCATCAGTTACAAGTTTAAATTTAGCTAGTGCTACTTCTTTTCCATCATCAGGCACTATAACTATTGGATCAGAACTTATTACATATAGTTCTAAAAGCGGTAATACTTTATCTGGATTAACGCGTGGTGCATCAGGAACCACGGCAGCATTACATTCATCAGGTGCAACAGTTACAGATTCTTCTGGTTATTCAGGTTGGGGTGCAGCTCCATCAGGAGATATTGTTACAGATCCAGGTTTATGGTCACTAGATAACTTTGGAAATAAATTAGTTGCAACCATATTTGGTGGTGAAACATTTACATGGGATTCAGATGCAACAAATGCAGCTACAACAAGAGCAGCAATTGCAAGTGGTGCACCTACAGCGTCACGTGATATGTTAGTATCTACACCAGATCGACACTTAGTATTTTTTGGAACTGAAACAACTATTGGAACTAAATCTACACAAGATCAAATGTTTATAAGATTTTCTTCTCAAGAAGATATTACAGATTATACACCTACTGCAACCAATAGTGCTGGTACACAAAGACTGGCCGACGGATCACGGATCATGGGCGCACTTAGAGGTAGAAATGCAATTTATGTATGGACCGACACAGCATTATTTTTAATGCGTTTTGTTGGTGCACCTTTTACATTTGCCTTTGAACAAGTAGGAACTAACTGTGGATTGATAGGTAAAAATGCAGCCGTTGAAGTTGATGGTACAGTTTACTGGATGTCAGAAAATGGTTTCTTTAGATATGGTGGACAGTTAGAATCATTACCATGTTTAGTAGAAGATTTTGTTTTTGATGATATAAATTTAACACCCAAACAACACATCAATGCAGGACTAAATAATTTGTTTGGTGAGATAAATTGGTTTTATGTATCCTCAGGTAGTAATGTTGTTAACAGAGTTGTAACATATAATTATTTTGATTCTTCAGCTCAAAGACCTATTTGGACTACAGGTACATTAAATAGAACGGCTTGGTCAGACTCTGCTATTTTTGGTAAACCACATGCAACAGAGTATGACACCTCTACAAATGGTTCATCAACTTCATCAACTTATGTGCAAGGAAATACAGATGGTGTTTCTATATACTATGAACACGAAAAAGGATTAAACCAAGTTAAAGAAGGAGCCGAGACTGCTATTGCTGCAAACATAGAATCAGGAGATTTTGATATATCTATTACTAAAGAAGGTGGAGCAAGCACAAAAGGTGATGGCGAATACATGATGAAAATAAGTAGAGTCATACCAGATTTTTTATCTCAAACAGGAGACGCAACAGTTACATTACAGTTAAGAGATTTTCCAACTGATGTAGAAGCAAGTTCAGCATTAGGACCTTTTACAGTTACAACAAGCACTAAAAAGATAGACACAAGAGCAAGAGCTCGTGCTATATCATTAAAAGTATCTAACACAAGCACAGGTCAGTTTTGGAAACTTGGTACGTTTAGATTAGATATACAACCAGACGGAAGAAGATAATGGCTAGAATAACACAGGTATTAACATTTCCATCAAAAGAATATAATCAGTTAAATGCTCAGTCTTTAAATAGAGATTTAGATGCTGTGCTACAAAAACTTAATACTACGTTTCAACAAGATCTTAAAGATGAAATTGAAGCGTTTAACTTTTTTTTAAACTAATGGCTAACTCATTTGTAAACAAAAAAGTAGATTTAACAAGCACTAGTGTTACTACTTTGTATACTGTACCTTCAGCTACAACCGCTGTAATTAAATCAATTTTAGTGTCAGAAGACTCTGGTAATTCAGACACAATTACTGTATCATTAACTAATACAAGTTCCGCTATTTTTAGTTTGTTTAAGACTAAAACTATCAGCGCTAACGCTACAGTTGAATTATTGACTGCGCCTCTAGTCGTAGAGGAAAGTGAAATTATTAAAGTTACAGCAGCTACAGCAAATCGTTTGCATGTAGTTTTGTCTGCATTAGAGATTAAACCACGAGAAGTAACAACATAGACTATGGCAATAACTAGAGCACAAATAGCACGACAATTATTAGCAGAAGGTGGATCCCCTGGTAATACTACTTTTCAATTAGCTAGAAAAAGATCTGACGGTAAAAGACCAGGATATTATGGACCTGATGCAGGTGAAGGTGGTAAAGAATCTGATTTTGGTGCAGGTACTTATTCAGATGGCGGAAATAATCCAATAGATAGTGGAGAAGCACCTGGAGGAACAGATCGACAATTTGCAGATGCAAGATCTGCAATAGAAACAAGAAGTAAAGAAGAAAAAAAAGCTGAAAAAGAAAAAGAAAAAGCAAAAAAAGCTTTTGAAAAAAATCGTTTTAATTATAATAGACCTAATAAATTGGACAGAGGGCTTATGAGATTTATTTCTTATATGCCAATGCTAAGTAGAGTTACAGGTATAACACCAGACTATTTAAAGGAACAAGATGAAATAGCGACTACAATAGAAAACCTTGCATTAGGTAACTATAATCCTGGTTCTATAGGTTCACAATATTTTGGTCCCGTTACAGACGCAGCCATGAGTAATTATAAAGACACTGTAGGAGGTTTTCCTACTACAGATACAGGTGGTGGAGATGGAGAAGATAATAATACTAAGAATTACATATCAAAAGTTTATGTACCACCAACAACAGCGGACACTGCAGCTACTACAAAAGAAGATGAAGCTAGTCCTTTCACAGCACAATTTACAAGAGCATCCTTGACGGATGCTGATAAGGCGCGTATTAATGAAATTGGAGGACTTTCAATTTTTGCTGCAAACGGTGGTAGAATAGGTTATGATATGGGAGGAGAAGTTATGGATCAAGAATTACAAGCAGGAGCACCTAATTTAAAAATAGAAGGAAATCAAATTCCTCAAGAACAAGAAATGGCATCAGCACCAAATATGGATGCAGAGCTATATCAATTATTTATGGATGCTTTAAGAAAAGGTGATGTACCTCCAGGCACAACTTTTGATGCTTATAAACAATTAATGATGCAGATGATGTCACAACAACAAGATGAACAAATGCAACCTGAAATGCAAGAAGGTATAATGCAAGCTAGCACAATGCAACCTAAAAGAGAGATGGCTGCTTACGGTGGTATCATGGGTGCAGATGGTAGACGTGCGTATGGTTTTGGAAGTTTTGTTAGATCAATAACTAGACCTTTTAAAAAAGCTGCACAAGCAGTTAAGAAAGTTGCAAAATCACCAATAGGTAGAGCTGCATTATTAGTTGGAGGTGCTTATTTACTTGGTGGATCAAGTGCTTTAGGTGGACAAGGTATGTTTGCCAAAGGCCAAGGTTTAAGTCGTTTTTCAAATTTAAAAAACATGGTTAATTTTGGTAGATTAACAGAGGCACAAAAATTAAAAAATAGTTTACCTATCAATACCCTATCTAATAAAGCTCCAACAAGTCTTTTTACTAAAGCAGCAAATTTATTTAAAACAAAAGGTGCAATAGATCCTATGAAAGTTTTTACAGGTATTACACTAGCTAGTGCAGGTGCAGGTCTTGCCACAAAAAAACAAGAGGAAGAATCATTAGATGATGCTCTAGCAAATGCATCACGTGGAGAATCTATGGATCTTCCTGGTATAAGAAAATATATTGCTGATAACATGGGTAATGTTGATCCTAATGAATATGCTTTTCTTCAACCAGCTTCTTACGCAGCTGAAGGTGGAAGAATAGGTTATGGTGATGGTGGACTTACTGAATATGAAATATCTAGATTAAAAGGACTAGGTTATAACACTAAAGGTGGTA